CACGTCGCGTGATGATTGATGCCGGTCGGATCGTAGGGCGCTCGCACCGGCTCGCCGTTGGGTTTGGTAGTGCGCCCGTGAGTATGGATCACCCAGAGAATCGGCGCGTCGCAATAGCGGCAGACACCGGGCTGGCCGACCATGCGCACGAGCATCGCGGCGGCGGCGCTGATGTCCAGCAGCCGCTTGGCGGCGTCGGCGTAAGCGCGGCTCGCCATCTCCAGCTTTAGCGAAAGCTCGCGGATGTACTTCGCCGCTTCGTTGGCTACGATTTCCTCGTTGGGAATCATTCGTCGTCCTCGCCGTCGCGGTAGTCGGTAAAGTGGACGCGCCGCTCGCCGCGTTTGGTGTTGGTGTGCAGCGCGACGTGTTGCTTGCGCTCGCGCTCGTCTGGGAACGCCGCTTGCATCAGCCCGACCGCGATAGCTTCCCAGTTCACGACTTGCCGGTCCTTTGTCTTGCGCCACGTGAAGCGACCGTTAGGCCAGCGCAGGCCCTCGCGCTGTCCGATGGCCTGCTTGATGCAGACTTCAATCTCTTCGACGAGGGTCTCGAACCACTTGCGCTCGCGCCGCGCCTCGGCGCACTGGTCGAGCAGCGCGGCCTCCTTATCGTCGGCCTCGGGGATGTCGCCCGCGCGGTAGCTGGCGAAGCGCTTCTGGAGCCAGAGCTTCGCCTCGTCGGAGGTGTCGAGCGGCGGGATCTCGCCGCCGTCGATGTAGCGGGCGTGCCACTCGCGGACGTACTCCAGCATGTGCCGCTCTGCCGCCGCGTCGAGACGCTCCACGGTAATGACGCGCGGCTCCGCGCCGATCAGCGCGATCACATCCCAGAGCGGGAACTCGGTCGCGGCGCAATACCAGCGGCACTGGAATAGAGTCGTCCACGGAAGCCCGTCCTGGTCGTAGCCGTAATAGCGGGCGTGCTGCGGGCCGACCAGCTTGCTCTCGATGCCGCGCCGCTCATCAGCGCACCGTCCATCCGGCGTGAACACCATGAACGGCATCGACGGGTGTTGGCTCGTGATGTCGAGATAGACGGAGCGCCTGCCGGTGATGCGCGGATAGAGCGCGGTCACTATCGCGGGTTCGAGCAGCTTCCCGGCTAGCATGCGCAGGTCGGGCGGCGCGTCCTCATAGTCCCACTCGTAGTCGTAGCGCCCGATCTTGTCCCACCAGACCGCGAATGGCGAGCGGTGGTAGAGGTCGTCGGCGTTGAAGATCGCCGCCACCTCGCTGCCGCCGACGCCCAGGTTGTGAAGTTTCCGATTCATAGGTTGTACCGTTCCCATCTGAGGCGGCGCAGGTAGCGCAGCACGCACGCCTCGCACATCCAGTAGCCCTGGACGAAGCGCACCCCCAGCCGCCCGCAATGCCGGTCGCAGAGATACCGCCGACCTTCCGCGACCGCTTCGTTGTACTGTTCGATGAGGATGCCGCGCAGCGCTACCGGCCTCACGCCGCCCGCGTCGCCTGCGCCTTGCGTTTGATCCGCGCCACCTTGCTTCGCCCCGGTCCCTTTGATTTCGACGCCGCCGTCTTTTCCTTGGCTACCGGCTCGCCCGCCGAAGCCCGCTCATCCATCCGCTGCCGAAGCAGCGCGAGCGCGTCCATGATGACTTCGCCCGAGATGATGCGCCCGCGCACCGCGAACTGCTGGCGTCGCTCTACTTCCGCTTGCACCCAGTCGTACCACTCCTGCGAGGTCTGCACGTTCCAGCGGACCCGCACTAACTGATCCAGACACACTGCTCCCGTATCGCTTTTCGGCATAATGACAAGGTTCTCCCTTTTCAGAATTTCCCCGTTTATGTATGTAGTGGAGTATCTATCGACGCAAGGCTCCAGCGAGTAGAGAACCTGAGAACGGCGGGGCTACGTTGACTTACTGCTTTCAGCGTTTCCGCCTTGCGTCTATCCGAATTTCCCGAGGCGCAAACGAAACATAATTCTTTTTGAAAATCGCGTCAAGGCCCTGCTCGCGAGTAAACGGACCCAACATTCTGAATAGATTGCACGCGCTCTGCACGCTATCTACACGCTACTGACACGGTACAGACACAATACAGCGCGGGGCATTCGTTCGAGGGCCGTCGTTATTGGTCGCGGCGCATTTTGACATTAAACAGCATGTTGTTTAATGACAACAACTAGCGCATGTCGCGCGTCATTCGCGGAGGGGATTTTCGGTATTCAGCCACACCGAAAAAAGGTCAAAATAATCTAAACGCCTTAGAGTGATTGCACACAGATGACTACTGGCGCGTGTCGAGCCGGTGTAAAGAAATCCGATATCCCCCGGAAATTCCCTAAATGAGCTTATTTACGGTGGCTTCAACCGCGCCTTGCAAGGTCGCGTCGTCCACGGCAGCGCCCGCCGATTGCACAGCCGGGTCCATCACCGTGGGCGGCTGGATCTGCATCGCGCTCTGGTCGGGATTCTGCATCGCCTGCACCGCCCAGCGCGAGCGGGCATTATGCGCCGGGACCGCGCCCGATTCGTTGAGGATGCTATCCGCGAACTTCAGCACCGATACTTTGACGCGGCCCCGGAACGCGATATCGGTCATGAGCGCGGCGGATTCGTCGTATGTCATGTTTTCCTCCTTCAGAATTTCAGTGCGCGTACTTCGGCGCTCAACTGCTGCACGGCTAGAATCAACTGCATGAGAATCTCGGTGGAGTCGATATGCAGCAGTTCGGTGTCCTCGTCGTCCTCGGGGCGCAGCCGGTCGTAGTACGTCTCTACCGCCGTGGGCAGCACGCGCTGAAGCTCCTGCGCGACCAGCGACGCGCCGCGTTTGCCCGCTGCGGTGTGCGCGAGGCCGTTCCACTCGAATTCGCGCGGGCGCAGTCGCTCGATGACGGATAGCCCGCCGTCGAGGTCGCGCACCTTCGCCTTGAGGCGCTCGTCGGACACCTGGAGCCAGACGATAGTCAGCGTGTTGCCCGCCGCGCTCATCGACCATTGGTTCTGGGCGCTATTGCCGAAGTTCAACGTAGTGAACGTGCCCATGTTGCTAGCATTGTTCTGCACTGTGACGCCGCCCGTGACGAGCGCCACGCCGTTCACGCGATACGTGCCGGTGATATTGCAGTCGCCGTTCACTTGAAGGGGGTAGCTCACTAGTGCGCCCGTGTTGACGCCGACGTTGCCGTTGTAGCCGATGAACAATGCCGCGTTGGTAATGCCCGCGCTGTAATTATTCGATGTGCCGAAGACGAGATTGCTCCCGTTAGTAGTAAGCTGCGCGGCGATTCTCGTGATCGGAATACTGGAGCCGTTGTATTGAAAATCGATGCCCGAATAACTGCCGTCCGAAGTCGATGCACCCTCCACCGTCACGCCCAGTCGCGTGCTGCCCGTGAAGCTGGTGACGCCCCCAGGCCCTTGAACGTGGAGACGGGTCGCGGGGCTGACGACCCCGATGCCGACGTTGCTGTTATTTGGCTGGAGCACGATATTCGCTCCCCCCGCGCCTACCGTGCTGGTATAACCCTGGATCATTCCGACATTGCTATAAGTGCCGAATCCAATCGCGCCGGTAGAACCTCCCGCCATGATATTGACCGAGGTAGCTGCGTTGTAATACGCCTCCAGCAATACGTGCGGAGTGGATGTGCCGACGCCGCAATTGCCGTTTGAATCGATCACTAACCGATTAGCGCCGTTCGTCTTAAGCGCCAGCGAATCTACGGAGGTGCCATTGCCGTGGACCTGGACCCAAGCCGCCGTAGAACCCAGAGCGCCCGTGGTAGCGTTGCCGCCGACGCGCAATTCCATGTAGGCGGAACCGCCGTTAGCCATGGTCGGGTCAGAGCCCGCGAAGATCGCGCCGAAGTCATGAGCGCCCAGCGTGCCGTTAGAGCACGTGAAGCCCATGACTTGCCCGTCATTCGCGGCGGTAAAACTGCGGCCAGAGCCGAAGCGGGTCAGTATCATGGCTGCGGATGCGCTGGTAACCAGATGCAGAAGAGATTGCGGATTGGACGTTCCGATGCCGACGCCTACAGCCGTTTTGATCGTCACCGCCGCTGCTGACCCGACATCGAAATAAAAATCACGATAGACTGACGCCGCTCTATCATAGGACGCGAGATACACGCCGGTCGCGCTGCCAACGGTGGTCGATGGATTAATCTCCAGACCGCCAGCCCCGGCATTGCTCACCGCGAATTTGGCTGGTGGAGCCGTCGTCCCGATGCCGACATTGCCGCTGAGATCAATGGTAAGCGCGTTAACCGAGGAGGCGTCCGAAATCTTGCGATGAGTGATCTGGTAATAACCGGCAGCCGTATATGCGGCGGTCCACCATTCGTAGTCGGTTTCTGCCGGAAGCACGTACTTCGGACAGGTAATGCCGCTCGCGCCCGCCAGCGCGTGGCCGTTGCCGTCGATATCGCTCAGCCAGGGCGTCTGGCACCCCGCGATGTTAGCGGCGCTCAAAGCCACGCCGTTAATACGATAGGCGCGTCCGGTACCGCCCAGATTGCAATCGCCGTTGATGTCGAGTTCATAAGCGGGGCTGACCGAACCGATAGCTACCATGCCGCCTTGCGGCTGGAGCGCCATGCGATAGGGCGAGGTCCCCAAGGTCGTATTATTGCCGCCCGCCATGCACTGAATCGTGGCGCAGTTGGTGGAGCCGTCCGTGCCGAAGATAAAGCTCACGTCGCTGCTTTGTAGCGCGAAGAAATTATTCATGCCCGGAGATGCGCCGATGACTAACTTTGTGGCTGGAGTAGCGAGTCCGATGCCGATTTTGAAAACATTGTAGAGCATGTAACTCGCGGCGTCGATATCGCTCAACCAAGGCGTCTGATAGCTGACGGCTGCGGGCTTGCCGGTGATCTTGTTCCACGCTAGCGACGTGATCCACGCCGGGTCGGCGTAGCTGCCCGCGCTGGAAACGGCATTCGTCACCATCGCGGCGGTGTAGTCGTTCGCCAGCGGCAGCACCGCGCCCGTGCGCGTATTGAAGCTCGCTACGCCCGCAGTCGTCGAGAGCGGCGTGCCGTTAACGCGGAAATTTCCGGTCACGTTCACGTCGCCGGTCACATCGACGGCGTAGACGGGAGACGGCATGCCGACGCCGATCTTGCCGACGTTAAAGAGAATGTAGTTCGTGGCGTCGATATTGCTCAACCAAGGGCTTTGATTCTGCCCGCTGCCGCCCGTGCCGCCCGTCGAGTTCACGGTGATGTTGATCCGGTTGTTAGCGAGATCATCCAGCAGACCGATAGTCACGTTCGAGCCGTTGATGAAGTTGAGTTCGCGCCGCGTCCCGATTAACGCGCCTGCTTGACTCACGCGCACTTGCTGCACCATCGAATCGGCTATCACGGTGAAGGTGCGATCCGCCGTGAGGTCGCCGCCGCCGACCAGCCCGGTTCCGGCGATGACTTTGCGCGAGGTGGGCACGCCGCCCGCCGCCGTGATGTCGCTCGGCGTGAGCACCACGTCGCCCATGCGCCCGAAGACGCTGGTCACGTTCGCGTTGAGCGTGACATCACTGGAGAGCGGCCCGCCGCCCGTCATGCCCGTGCCCGCATTGACTCTGCGCGTTGAGGGCACGCCGCCCGCCGCCGTGATATTGACGATGCCCCATTTCACGCCGAGAGGTTGCGTCGAGTCGGCCAAGAGCGTCTGGCCGTCGTTGCCCACCGCCAGTTTGGTGAGCGCGGTGCCGCGTACCAGCATGTCGCCCTTGAGAGTCGTCGGGTCGGTGAGCATCGAGTTCGCGAGCGACTGCACGTCCGTCCAGAGATTCGAGAGCGACGTAGTTACCGTGTTTTCGTGCGCGGCGGTAATCAGATCGCCCGTGTTGACCGTCGGCGGGATAGGCGGCGTGACCGGCAGATTGCCGCTTTTCACATCCGGCAGCAATTGGAAGTCGGGCGGCATGCGCGTGCCGCCGCGCCCCGGTATCAGGTTCGGAAACACGTATGTGCTCATGGACGCTCCTTATTGCGGAATCGCTCTCGGCATTGCCCGCTTCACGACTTCGCGCTTATTCTCCGCGATGTTCCACATGCCCTCCAGCTTGTGCTGGCGCAGGAATAGAAGCAGAGCGCCCTGGCCCTGCTGCGCGAGGCGTTGCATCTCTGCGTCGATTTCGCTGAGTAGCTGGATCATTTCTTCACTAAGTGGGTAAGTCTCGGGTTGCTCTACTTGCTTGTTATTCGTTTCTTGCATGAGTCCTCCTTACGCAATGCTGGTCACAATGCCTTTATTGACCGATACCGTCTTGCCGTCGGTAGTCGTGAAGCTGCCGGTAACGCCCGTGAACGATCCCACCTTGTAGCCGCCGTCGGAGCGCACGAAGCCGCCGCTCGCGCTCGTGATGAGAACGTAGCCGCCCGTCGGGAACTCCAGCGAGCAGAACGCGCCGCTCGGGTCGCGCACCAGTGCGCCGACCTTGGTCGTATTGTTCGCATAGATCACAAGGCCACGGCTGATGAAGCTCGCCACGTCGCCGCCAGTCGAATTCTGCAACGCGAGTGAGTTATAGGTTGCATCGAACGTCTGCGGGCTGGTCTTAATCTGGTTACTAATATTCAGGTTCGGATCGGTGAGACTTGCGCCGGGTAGACTGGCGTTGCTCATGGTCGGATTGCGGATGAAGAGATTCCCGGCGTCGTCGGTGTAAATGGGCGCGGTAGCGTAGCTCGATGCGCCCGCGCCGAATTTCTTGAACCAGCCGCCGTAATTGCTGCCGCCCGCGATGTCGAGATTGCCCACTGCCGCGACCACTGTGCCGCCGCCGTCGAACACGCGGATGCGCCCCGGCATGTTGTTTAGCCCGCCCACGTCGATGGAATAGCCGTTGAACTTGTCGGAGCCGACTGAACCCACCAGGAGCTTCGCGCCGCTCATGCCCGCGATCTGCGAGTCCACAAGCTGCCCGATGGTGATGGTGGAAGCGCTCACGCTGCCGATCTGCGTGGCGGTAATCGTCCCGCTAATGCTCGACGCGTTCACGCTCGCAATCTGGGACGCCGATATCGTGCCGGTGATCTGGCTGGCGTTGATGTTCGCGATCTGCGCGCCGGTAATCTGTCCCTGGATCACGCTCGCGTTCACTGTCCCGATCTGACTGGCGGTAATCGTCCCGCTGATGCTCGACGCGTTCACCGTCTGAATCTGCGCGGCCTGGATCATGCCCGTGATCTGCCCAGCGGTGATGCTCTGAATCTGCGCCGCGACAATCAGCCCGATGATATTGCCCGCGCTGATCGCGCCGATGTGGTAGAAGTTCATCAGCGAGCCTTGCGGGTTATCGTTCTGCACGTAGGACAGACCGCCCGCCGTGATCTGGTAAAAGTGCCCGTCAGGGATGTAGTAGAAAAACGAGTTCGGCGGGTTGTTATCGCTGGGCAGCGAGGGCGGCGACGAGAGCATGGGCACCGGGCGCAGCGCATCGACGTACTTGGCGAGGTCGTCTATGATGCCGTCGGCTAACTGGCTGGATAGAACTACGCCCTGAATCGTCGTGGCGTTGACGCTGCCGATCTGACCGGCAGTAATCACGCCGCTGATGGTGGTGGCGTTCACGCTCCCGATTTGCCCCGCCGTAATCGCGCCCACGATAGCGCTGGCATTGACGCTGCCGATCTGGCTGGAATTAATCGAGCCGAGAATCGACGACGCGTTCACGCTGCCGATCTGCCCAGCCGTGATAGTGCCCATGATCGTCGTGGCGTTCACGGTGCCGATCTGATTCGCCTGGATTGCGCCCGAGATGCTCGACGCGCTCACGCTCTTGATGGAGCCGGAGGTTAGACCGGGCGGCGCGATGCTGGCGTCCGTCACGCTACCCGGTGCCGGGATCGCGGCGCTATTGCTGCCGATAGCCGTCGTCCACGCCGCCCGCTGGATCAGTTGACGGAGAATCACTTCGAGGTCGGGCTGCGCCGCGCCGAACTGCGCCTCATACTGCACGGTCGATTGGTCGAGCCACGTCATGCTGAGTTGCCGGATCAGATATTGACCGCTGATGCCGATGGCATCCTCGGTGATCTGAACCTGCTGGCCCGCCTTCAGCCAGTCGTAGCCCCACACGGTGAAGTTGCCCGTCTCGACCGGATAGGCGTACTGCAACACGATGGATTTCGCGCGAAGCGACGCGTCCCATGCGGTCGTGATCTGCGTGTCCACGACGGCGTAGGAATGCACGCCATACTTCTGCACGCTCACCGGGTCCTGATAATTGGCTTCGATAGCGGTGCCGGTCGATGGGTCCACGCTGCCGCGCACATACGCCGTGTTCACCGGGTTATTGAAATCGTGCTTGTAGTTCGACACGCGCACCGCGAAGCTGGTCACGTCATCGTGCGAGGTCGAGAGCGCGTAGGGCGCGACGGGCGCGGCGCTCGCCGGGTGGTAATGCAGCACGGCGTTGAAATCGACGCTCCACTCCGCGCCGCTCAAGACTTTCATATCGTCGAGCACGGCGCGGCATGATTTCGTTTTCCAGTCGAAGCTCTGAATGGACGGGACGATAGACTGCACGTCCTGCGTGGCATCGATCTGCGGGCAGAACTGCGCGAGCAGCGTTTGAATAATGCTCTTGTCCGACATCGGCATGGTCAGCGTGATGCCGCCCCAGCACACCGCGCGGTCGAGGTAGCTCGCGTAGTCGTTCAATTGGCACTTATAGAACAGCGGGAACGTCGCGCCGTCGGACTGCTCCATCTGCATCGCGTATATCTGGCCCTCAAAGAGCTTCGCGCCCGTGCCCGCGTCGCGGATGGTGACGAGGTAAAGCTCTTGCAGATCGACCGAGTACACGTCCTGCCCGTAGTGCGCGTAGTCGTAGCGAGAGCCCTTGCCCAGCGTCTCGCCCATGATGGTGAGGTTCGCCGTGGTGATGCGCTTCGACGAGTCATAGACGATCTTGGTGTCCTTGAGCAGACACGAGTCGGTCACATCCGCGCCGTTGACGATGACCTGGATGTTCATGTGGCTGGCACCAACTGCCGCGAGAGCGCGACCGCGATCTGATCGCCCAGCGCTTTCGCCGCTGCTTCCGTGGTCGCGCCGGTCGCCACCACGCTCACCTGGAGCGATTGCAGACCGGCGACGATGTTAGCCGTGTTGCTCGCTGTCGCGACCGCCGCGTCTTTGGTGTCCGCGATGTACGGGCCGAAGCCGATCACGGTGTCGTTGATCGAGTCGAGCAGGTTGCGCGTAGTTTCGAGCACCGGGTTGATAAAGCCCGTCCAGTCGAAAAACTTGTTGCGCAGATCCTCGACCGCGACCACGATATTGCCGAAGGCCAACTCTTCATTCATTTTGAAAAGCTGGCCGAGTATGCCGCCGTCGGCCCGCTCGCCCACGTACATCATCGTGTACCGGGTGTTGTGCTCGACCGCGTTCATGGTGGTTTCCATCCTGGCCGACTGGAAGTTGCCGATGATGCTAGACACCAGCGTGCCCGCGCTCAGAATGTTGCCGAAGAGACTGCTGCCCAGGAATCCGCCGAGTCCACCGCCGCCGCCCGCGCCGCCCGCGCCGCCGCCCGGTATGCTCGGGATACCGCCCTCTTCACCGCCGCCACCGGGCACGCTGGGCACGCCGCCGCCCGCGCCCTTGAATACATCCGTTGCCGTGCTGCCGATCTGCTTAAGCGAGTCGAGCACGCCGCCCAGCCCTTTGCCGCTCAACAGATCCGCTATCGTCGTGGCGATGAAGTTCTCGACCGCCTTGGCGAAGGGATCGATGAAGCCTTTGAGCGCGGCCTTCGCGAGATCCTGGAACATGGTCTGCATGATGTCGCTGAAGCTGCCCTTGCCGGTCACGATCATATTCACCATGTCGTCGAACGCCTTGCCCACGCCCTTTTTCACGTCTTCATAGGTCGTCAGCCATTGCGACTTTTCACTGTCCATTTCGTTCTGAAGCATCACCTTGCGTTTATCGAGTTCCGCTTTTTCCGCTTCGGTGACGGTGCCGCCCGCCGCTATCACCGCGTCGATGTGCGCCTGCTCCGCTTTGATCCAGGCTTGCTGGGCCGCGAGCGAATTGCTTCCGGCATCCGCCGCGATCTGCTCGTAATCCTGCTTCGCGACAGCGGCGGTTCTATCCAGTTCGGCCTGCGTCTTCAGCCCCATCTCGTGATAGGCGTCAGTGGTGGTCTTCGCCATGTTGTTCATGGCGTCTTCGGTCGCCTGCAATTCCGCTCTCAGAACTTCCAGCGCTTCGCTGTTATCGCCGGTCGTCCTGCTCAACGCGTCGATGTTGGCGCGGAGCGTGTTGGCGTACGCGGCCAGCTTGTCGGCCTCGCTCGACATGTCGCCCGCCGCGTTCACCTCGCGCTCTAATTCCTGCGCGTGCTCTGCCGCGCTCTCCGCTGCCATCGACGATTGCACGCCCATTTCCTTCAGCGCCGCCTGTGCGCCCTGGATCGTCCCCGTGTTGGCGTTGAGCACCTCGAAAAACTTGGCGGTCTTTTTGCTCAAGTCGTCCATCGCGTTGGCTTCGCTGGTCGTCGGCGCGACGATGGCCGCGAGGTTATCGCCCACGGTCTTGTGCGCTGCCGCCATCTCGGTCTGCTTCACGGTGAACTTCGCGACATCGGACGCGAGCGCCGATTGCTGCGCCTTGTAGATATTCAGAATGTCGGTGAGCACGAGCGCGGCGTCGTGCGTCATCTTGAATTTGTCGGCTACCTCCTTCTGCGCGGCGGCGAGCTTCGTGCTCCGGTCGGCATTGTCGTCGAGATGCGGCGTGAGCGCCTTGTGCGCGTCCTTGGCGGCGTCGGCGGCGGGCACCTGCTTTTCCAGTTCCTTGGTGATGCCGCCGAAAGCGCTGGTCAATAGGTTGGCGGTCGTCTTCAGCTTGTCCCACGCGGCGGTGAGCCAGCCGGTAATGGTGTCCCACGCTTTCTTGAACGCCGCCATGATCGGGTCCCAGAACGGCAACAGGAAACCGAGAATCGCATCGAAGATGGAGAGCGACGCCTTGAGCGTGTTCCAGCCGGTTTGCAGAGCGAATACGATAGCTGTCCAGACGCCGGTCCATATCGCTTTAATCACGTCCCAAATGCCGGTGAGAACGGCGACGGTCGCGTCCCAGACCGACTTCGCATCCGTCGCCAGCGTCTCCCAGATGATCTTCAGCATGATGACGATGGCATCCCACGTGTCGCCCCAGATTGCCTTGATGCTCTCCCACGTGCCCGCGAGGATTTCGGAAATCGGTCCCCAGTGCTCGCCGATCCAGACGCCCAGTCCAACGAGGGCCGCGATAACCGCGCCTATAGCCGCCGCGGCTAATATGAACGGCCCGCCGATAGCAGTCACCGCCGCGCCCAATAGCGCGATGACGCCGCCCAGCGCACTGATAGCGGCGAACGCGCCGCCGAAGGCGAGGATTGCATCCTTCACTGGCGTACTGAGGCCGTCCCATGCCGCTTTCGCCTCTTTCACTACGCCGATCAGCGCGTTGAATATGGGCACGCCGATGTCGTTGAGCGCCGACCGGATCGAATCCCCGATATCGACCATCGCGCCATGCACGGTCTTCTGAAGCTCGTTCGTCTTCCCGGCGAACGTGTTGCCCCACGCCGCCGCCGCTTCGCTGTACTGGCCCATCTGTTCAGTGAGCGCACCGATTACCTGATTGACGCTGAGAGAGCCGTCCTTCACCTTGGCTTGCGCGGTGGGCACGTCGGTGCCGATAGAGGCGGCGAGCATCTGCCAGACGGGAACGCCCTCGCGCACCATCTGATTCATCGAGCGCATCACGTCGCTGCCCGCGCTCATCCGCGCCATCGAGTTGGCGATGGTGTTGACCTGCTCGCTCGACATGCGCAGCGCGGTGCCCATCTGGACGATGGATTCCATCGCGGCGCTGGTGGTGTCGAGGCTGACGCCGAGCGCGACCATGCGTTCGGCGGTGCCCGACAATTCGGGAAAGCTGAAGGGCGATGTCTCCGCGAGTTCGTGAATCTTATCGAGAAACTCGGTGGTAGCTTCGCCGCTGCCCTTCAGGTTCTCAATCTGCACGCGGAACTTCGCCACTTCCGCCGACGCCTGGATCGCATCCGCCGCGAAATCTTTTATGGCCTCGGCCATGCCAAGTTCGGCGAGCGCGGAGCCGACCTTCGAGATGCTCTCGCCCATTCCTTCGAGAGCGCCCTGCATGCCCGCCGTCGCTTCCGCAGTTTTCTCCTCTGCCGCCGTAAGACCCTTCATCCAGTCGGAGGCGTCGAGCAGTAGCCGCGCGATCATGTCGCCAAGATCAGCCACGTGTTCTCCTGTGCGCGTACCTATCGAAGCGCTCGATTACGTCATCGTTCACACCGGGCGCTCGCGACGACGGCGGGCGTTCACCCGGCAGCGCGTAGCGCATGCCCTGCGGCAGACCGGGCACCTGGACGGCGGGCGGCTGGCCCAGCATGCGGCGGGCGCGGCGGCGCAGCATGAGCCGATCGGGTTGCATGAAGGGCGCGTCCTTGTGCCGGTGGACGTTATACACAGCGGTCGCGGTGAGCGCCGCGCAATACTCCTGGAAGTCTTCCGCGAGCATGAGCCGCTCCAGAAGCGCACTGAACTCGGCCAGCGTCAGCCGCCAGCACGCCCGTTCACTAAGACGGAGGTCGTATCTTGCGATGGCCCAGATGGTGAGCCAGTTCCACTCTCCACCGGGCGCGGCGCGTTTGGGCCGGGTATCTCTCTGCCGGTCATGGCGAACGTGAGGTCGGGCATGATCGCCATCAGTTGCGCCGTGTCCACGTTATCCATGACCCAATCGAGATCGATGCCGTGCCGCTTGTCAATGCCCGCGACCAGAACCTTGGCGAGCGTCTCGGGATCATAGATTGCATCGCTCATGCCGCGTATCACATTGATGCCGTCCTTCTGGAGTTCCTTCAGCACGCGCAGCGTGTAGCGGACTTCGAGCGTCTTGCCCGCGATTTCGATAGCGACGGGCATGCCGGGTTCGTGTTTCGCCATGTCTTACCCCGCCGCCTGCGTGATGGTGAACGACTGATTGCCGATCTGGATGTGGCCGGTGCGGGCTGGTGCGCCGGTCTGCTGCGCGGCTACGGTGTAGTTCACCGTGCCGTTGCCGGTGACGGGCGCGACCGGCGCGGTAACGGTGATCCATGACGCGTCGGGCGTTGCCGACCACGGATTCGTATCGCTCGAAGTGACGGTGATCGTCTTGCTACTTCCCGCCGCGACCTCGGTCAGATCGTTCACGGGCGTGAGCGTTACGACGGCTTGCACGTCGGTCGGCACGCTGGTAATGCGGATGGTCGCATCGCGCGTGCAGACGCCCGCTACCGGGTACTTCTCGCCCAGCTTGTTGAC